CGCCGCACTCGACCTCAAAAAAGCCGGCGGGTTCCAGCGGCAATTACAGCACGGCGGGTTCCAGCGGCAATTCCAGCACGGCGGCAGCCACTGGGGATTATTGCATCGCAAAAGCAGACGGAAAAGATAGCATTGCTGTTGCTAACGGCGCACACAGTAAGGCACGCGGCGCACTGGGCTGCTACATCGTACTGACCGAGTACGATGATGACGGCCACATGATCTGTGCCAAAATGGCCCGCGTGGACGGTTCTGCCATCAGAGAAAACGCTTATTACACCCTCAAAAATGGCGAGTTTGTGGAGGTCAAGCCGTGAAGAAGCACTACAACAAGCGTTGGCTTGAACAGCGCTGGGATGCAAGACAGCCGGAGCGGTTGGAGCACATCCAGATGAAGCGGCAGCTGAGAAAAAAGGAGGGGTGCGGCAGTGAAGCCGAGCATGGGAATTGCAGAATGCTGCCAGATCATGCGTGATAACAGCATTTCGGTGAGCGAGCCGATCTTTACCGGCATGATTCAGGCCGGAAGTTTCCCGGCATGGGCGGTGCCATCCATTGACACCAAGAGCGCTGCCCCGCTGATCTCCCGTGCCGGATTTATGGCATGGGTGAAGGATTTTTACAAGCTCGAAAAGGTTTATACAAAGGAGGATCCGAAAGAATGAAACTCAAATCTACTACTTACTACTGGTTGGCTGTCGTTTTTGGCGGCGTTGGAATGGGCGCAGCTATGGGCGCAGAGGGCACCGCGCAGACCACTGGATACATCTCCGGCACGCTGTTTGCGGTGTCGCTGGTGCTGATTTTGGCCGCTGTTCTGCTGGCTCGTCTGGGCTTTGCCGCAGAGGACAGGGAGAGAGCCGCAAAGCGACGCAAGTACGGCAAGATTAACCGCACCCACGCCCGCAACCCGGAATACCCGGAGAATCAGGAGCGTGGGGCATGATGACGGCCAAAGAGTACGTTGAGGGCAAAGTCAAATCCTACACGCGGCTTGCCGAACGCTGCAGGCGAGAAGCCGAAGCCTCAGACGACATTGTTGTCCGGGCCGAATACTCCGCACGGGCAAGCGTCTGGGAGATGTGCGCCGAAGAAATGGACAACGTGCGGGAGATGTTGCAAGAGGAATCCGGGGAGATCACGTATGCCTGACACTGTCCACCATGTCATGTGGTACACCGTGTATGATGCCAAGACCGGAGACCTGATCGCCAGCGGCACGTCTGAGATGTGTGCCAGGCGGCTGGGTTGCAAAAGCGCAAACAGCTTTGCATCTGCGAGCAGCCACAGTCGCAGCGGCAGGCATCCGGCTCGCAAGTACATTTTTGAGAAAGAGTGCATCCGACGTGATGAGGTGGACAGTCTGCCGCCGATACGCCGCAAAAAAAGAAGAGCCTGCCCGTGCGCCAACACGGACAAGCCCAAAGGGTGATGAGTCTCGCCGCCCATCACCACAAAAATAACATAAAACAGGAGGTTTTACAAGTGGCACTTTTGAGAATTTACGATGTGGAGAAAGAACCACCAGTGCTTGTTTATCAACAGCAATTTCCGTTTGCTTCGGATGCAATTGAGATTGCTGATGAGCTGGCAAAGAGAAAGCCCGAGCAGCTGTACAGGGTTTTTGACGCTGATATGAACGTTGTGTATGCGAGGTGAATATTTATGCAAGAAGAATTGACCGTCCGGGTGGAGCACCCGGAACTGCCCGCGATCCGGTGGAACGAAGCCGAGGTGCAGCGGAACCTGACCGAGATGCTGGCCGCCTACACCGGCCGCGTCTACACCCCGGAGACCATCAAGGATGCCAAGGCCGACCGCGCCGCAGTGAACAAGCTGGACAAGCAGCTCAGCGATGCCGCCCGCAGCGCAAAGGCCTTTTACATGAAGCCGTTGGAAGAGTTCTTGCAGAGCGCCAAGCAGATGCAGGGCCAGTGTAAGGCCGTCTCCGGTGCCATTGACCAGCAGGTCAAGGCGGTGGAAGAAGCCGAACGGCAGGACAAGGCCGACGCCCTGCGGACTGTCTATGCGGACTGCATCGGCGAGCTGCGGGAGATGATCCCCTTTGACCGCCTGCTGGTGCCGCAGTGGCTTAACAAGACCTATGATCTGGCAAAGGCCAGCCGGGAGCTGCGCAAGAGCGTGGAGACCCGGCGGGAGGAGCTGCGGCTCATCCGGGAGAACTGCGGCGAGGACGCCGAAGCCTGCACCACCGAGTATCTGCGTGAACTGAATCTGAACGCCGCCCTCGTGGAGCACAGCCGCCGCCAGAATGCCCGGTACGCCCAGCGCCGCGCAGAAGCCGAGAGAATGGCCGCAGAGCGGGCGCAGGCCACCGCTCCGGTCATTATCCCTCCGACCGATGAAGAACGCCAGATCGCCGAAGAAGCGGTCCAAACGGCGCAGGCCAATGCAGCCATCACGCCGGATGGCAGGTTGGATTTCAGCATGCTTCAGAAATTCGCAGAGCCAGCCGCACCGGCCCGCAAACGCTATTCCTTCTGGGTGGAGTTCACACCTGAGGACATCGCGTGGTTCAAGCAGGGAGCCGCAGAGCGCGGCTTCCACTATGGTTCGATCAAATAATTTTGGAGGTACTTACTTATGGCACTTACTCGTCCCGGCGCACCCGCGCCTACTTCGTCCGTTTCCAACGCACAGTCTCTGGCAAACCGTTCCGTTCAGAATGCCAACCGTGCAGGCAGCACCGCGATGCAGGCCGCATCCCCGTCCGTTCCTGTGGAGATCACCGGTGCTGACGGCCAGCACTTCACTGTGAGTTTTGGAGACGTGCGCAACTTCATTTGCCCCAAGGCCACTGACTCCGAATGCAAGATCTTTCTGGAGACATGCAAGCAGTATCACCTGAACCCCTTTACCAAAGAGGCTTGCCTGATCCACTACGACAACAAGAACGATGACACCGCCAGCACCATCGTGCTGGGCAAGAACTGCTACATGCAGATGGCCGAGCGCAACCCCAACTTTGACGGCTTTGAAGCTGGCGTGATCGTCCTGACCGCAGATGGCCAGCTGCTGAACCGTGAAGGTTCCATCGTCTATGATGGAGACGGCGGCGAGACCCTTCTCGGTGGCTGGGCGAAGGTCTACCGCAAAGACCGTACCCGCGCCAGCTACGAGGAAGTCAAGCTCAGTGAATACGACACCGGCAAATCTCTTTGGAGCGGCAAAAAGGCTACCATGATCCGCAAGGTGGCGCTGGTGCACGCTTTGCGTGAGGCATTCCCGTCCACCTTCGGCGCTCTGTACGATGAGAGCGAGGTGCGCGTGGACGCCGAAAGCACCGCCCGCGAGGTTCCGCCCGAAGAGCTGCCGGTGCTGGATCCTTACGCAGGATCCAACCGCCACCGCAAGACGGCAGGCACGCTGATCCCGGCTCCGGAAGCACCTGCGGAAGACCAGCCCGCTGATGACCCGTTTGGTGGTGATGATGCATGATCGTCCAGACCAAGAACGGCATCATGCTGCACGGCGAGATTTCCAAAGACCCGGTGCTCCGGGACGCCGGGCAGAAGCGGGTACTGAAGTTTGACTTGAAAGCAAGCCGCACACAGGATGAATCCGGAAAATGGCAGAGCTTCTTTGTGGGCGTGAACCTCTGGCACGGCATCGACCAGTGGGATGGGATGCTGCAGAGAGGCGATCGGGTTACGGTTTTTGCCCAGAAGTTGAAAGAGCGGGAGTACAACGGCAATACCTACTACGATGTGGACGCGGATGATGTTCAGCCAGGCGGGCTGGTGACATTCCGTTGGCTGCAACAGATGATCGACCTGATGGCACAGCCCGGACCGCCGCTGGAACCCGCAGAATCGGCAGCAGAACCGGAAGACCTGCAGGGCGCGCAGATGTACCCCGGTGAAGCACTTGCGGATTACGCACCGCACAGCACTGCCGCGCCAGAACCGGCTCCATCTACCGAGTATGACCCCATCAACGAAGACGCAGAAGATCTTCCCTTCTGATTTCGCAAGCTGTGCTATCCGGCTATACGGGCGTGTAAAGGAGGTGAAATGGGTTGGAAATCAGCCGAAAAAGCTTCAGCTTTTTTCGTTCTTACTACGAAGCGGCACAAGATTTGAGCAAAAAAGAGCGCGCAGAATTTTACGAAGCAATCATTGAGTACAGCTTTACCGGAAAAGAACCGGAAGTGAAAGGCGTTGTCTCTATCTGCTGGAAACTTGTGAAACCTACTCTTGAAAAGTCCACGCAAGACGTTTTGAACGGAGCAAAAGGCGGCAGACCGAAAAAAAACGAAAACCCAGGTTTTAGTGAAAAAGAAAACCCCGGTTTTGAAAATTCAAAAAGCCAAAGCATAACCGGAGAAGGAGAAGGAGAAGGAGAAGGAGAAGGAGAAGGAGAAGGAGAAGGAGAAGGAAGATTGTCTGCCGCCGTTGACGTAGAACTTTCCAAGATCGTCCAGCATTATCAGCAGGCCGTTGGGGACTTCCCACGCTCTGCACTGGACAAGCTGCAGAAGTGGCGGCAGGAGTACAGCACAGAAATGATCCTACTGGCGATTGACAAGGCCACAGAAGCTGGAAAGCGGTCGTGGAACTACATCAACGGCATATTGTCCGGCTGGAAACGGGACGGCCTGCGCACACCGGGGGATGTGGAAGCCAACGAACAAAGCCGACAAGCAAGACCTCGAGGCAAGCAGCCAACCGAGACCGTAGACGACCAGCTTGCCCGGGTGCTGGCGAAGATGGACAGAGAAAGGGGTTTTGAGACATGACGCGGGAAGACGTGGCAAAGCTGATCCGCATGAATTTTGTGCTGTACAAGCTGGGTTCAAAGCCTCTGACCGATGAGGAGATGCAGACCACCATCGATGTGTGGACGTATCAGTTTGGCGACTATGACGGCGATACTGTCAAGCGGGCTTTTCTGGCGGCGAACCGGGTATGCGTTTATCCGGTCACGGTGGCCGACATCTTCAAGCAGCTTTCCCAGTGTCTTGACCCGTCCGCTGAATGGGAAGCTCTGGCTGTAGCGGCACGCAAGGCACAGACATTTTTGAGCTGGCGCAAGTTCCCGATGGTGACCGGCATTGACGAAAAGGGCGGGCTGCTGCGTAGTGACGGACAGAAAGAGCTGCAAGCCCTGTATAACCAACTCCCGCCGGCGGCAAAATCCTATGCCGGGAGCGTGGGAGGGCTGGCCGAGCTGGCTGAAATGCCAGACCTTACATACCGCCGTGCCGAGTTTTTGAAGCAGGCGCAGGCCGATATCACCACCGCCCCGCGTGAAGCTGCAAGGCTGCGGGCGAGCGAGCCGACAAGGAAGGAGATTGAAAAATGAACGAATTTATCGACCGCGAAAAAAGCCATCGCAAACATCAAAGCGGCATATTGCTGCGGCTGCAACGATTACGGCGGCGTAATGTGCCGCGCGTGTCAGATTATGGACGCGATGGATGTGCTGGAAGATGAACCGGCAGTGCCTGTGATTGACGCGAAATCCATGGAAAAGTACCTGACCGACTGGAAAGACGGGCTGACCGGGAGCGAAAATTGGGGGTACTTGTACGCAATCAGGGCAAAGCAAACGGTTCAGGTGCTGAATACCATACTGAACCACATTGGTTACATGCTCAATGGCGAAAGCGGGGTGCAGACCGATGGTAAAACTTGAACCCTGCAAAGACTGCCCCGACCGGCACCCGATCTGTCACGACAGCTGCCCGAAGTACGCCGAGTACAAGCGTCAGCTGAAAGCGCAGCGCATCTACACCAGCGCGCACCACGCGGCGGAGCGGATCAGCCGTAACGATTTCGACAAAGAAGGATGGATGGGAGGAAGAAAACGGTGAGAACCAAGAAGCCTCCCATCGGTACGCCCATGTGGCATGTGCTGGAACACCTGTACTACGAAAAGACCTGCGCGGGACCGCTGATGGAATATGTGGTGCGTGAAGCCCGTGTGACCGGCTATTTTCAGGGCGGTTACACCGAGATCAGGCTGACGGGAAAGAATGCGGGCGGGTACCTGACACCGTTTTCTTACCCACTGAGCGACATCGGACGCAGGCTGTTCTATACCCCGGAAGAAGCCGCACAGCTTGCAAAGCGCATGACCGAGAACGAGGAGAAAATGCTCTGGTGCAGTGATCCGCTGCGCAGGCCGTGGGCGGAGTACATCGTGCCGGTAGCGGAACAGATGAGCTTGTTTTAGGAGGCAGGTACATGAAACCGAAAACTAAATCCGAGCTGATGGCCGAGTGGGCCAGTCAGCCGGACCAGCTCAAAAGAGAGCGGGAAGTCAAAGCCATCCGCAAGGCGATGGACGATGCCCGCGCCGTGATGCAGGACGGTCTGAACCGGTACGTCAAGAAAAAGACCAAAGCCCGCAGCATGGCAAAGGCTGAAGCTGACCCCTTTGCTGAGCTGGAAGGCTGGGAAAGCATGGAGCAGATCCAGGATGCCTACGGCTATGGAGAGATCACTGCCGACAGGCGGGATAAACTCACCGACCTGTGGGAAGCGGCCCAGAAGCAGGAAGAACAGCAGCGCGGAAGGAAGACGCTGCATATGCTGGACGAAAAATTTTTTACTTGCGGATGGATTCCGAAAATCAGCGTGATAGCTGAACTTGTAAGATATTTTGTTTTGAAATAATGGGGTGGACGGACGATGAGAGTGCTTGTTGCTTGCGAAGAATCGCAGGAAGTTTGCAAGGCCTTTCGTGCGAGAGGTCACGAAGCCTACTCCTGCGACATTCAGGATCCATCCGGCGGACACCCTGAGTGGCATATTCTGGGAGATGCTTTGAAGGCTCTTGAAGGGGGGCGAATCGTGACAATGGACGGCGTAGAGCATGATGTAGGCAAGTGGGACTTGCTCATTGCGCACCCGCCTTGCACCTATCTCAGCAATGCGGGAGCAAGGCATCTCTGGAAAGATCATCAACTCCAAGAAGAGCGCGTGATAAAAGGCATCCAAGGCCGCGATCTGTTTATGAGGTTCTGGTGGGCAGATATCCCAAAGATCTGCGTAGAGAATCCGGTGCCAAGCAAAGTGTTTTGCCTGCCGCCATATACCCAGACCGTGCAACCGTATGAGTACGGGCATCCGTACACAAAGAAAACCTGTCTGTGGCTGAAAGGGCTTGACCCGTTGAAACCAACACAGATCGTCAAACCTGTGGCCACATGGTGCCCGTCCGGTTCTTACGCACATAAGCATGATGAGCGCAACAAGGGTATGTTTACAACTGACCGGGCAAAAAACCGGGCAAAAACTTTTCCGGGCATTGCAAAAGCAATGTCAGAACAATGGGGGTGATTGTATGACACAGAAACAGTTTATCAAGCAGCTGATGAGCCGCGGCGTTTCGCATTCGGATGCCTGCGGGCTGGTGGCCTACATGAAAGAGCTTCGCCAGCTGATCGAAAAGCATGAGGATGTTGTGATGCTGGAGGATGCAAACACAATGCAGTTCGTCCCGGCAAAGGTTTACTCCTACGAGGAAGCCTTCCAACGGATGCAGGAAGGGAGAGATATCTTTTGCTGAAACACGAGGAGGAGACGGGACGATGACTGAAATGCAAAAACTGGACGCTGCCCTCACGGAGATGGGTGTCGAGCACACCTACGATCTCGAGTACATGGACGGAGAACAGATTATAGTCCTGAAAAACGGCAAGTACCACTGGGACGCAATTTGCATCCCGGGTTCCTACGGCTGGGGGGATGGCCTGCTGGAAGTAATGGGAAAACCTCTGGTGGGCGATGGTAAAAACGTGCTGGGGTTCCTCACTGCGGATGATGTGCTGAAAATGTTGAATGGGAGTGAAGCTCATGCCAAACCATGAGGATTACGTGTGGTACAAAGAGCATGGAATCTGCCCGGCGTGTAGACACGCAAAGGCTTCTCCCGGAAGAGTACTGTGCGATGAGTGCCTTGAAAAAAAATCGTGAAAGGGGCAGAATCAGGAACAAGAACGAAGACAGGGCGCAAGCTAATGCTTATCAGAAAGAGCGCAGAGAACGTCTGAAAGCTAATGGAATATGCTTTCGGTGCGGTAAACGTAAAGCAGTAAGTGGCAAGACAATGTGCTATGAATGCGCTATCAAATACCGCAGGTGGGACAGAGAATGGCATTCAAAACGTTCTCGTCATTTCAAAGAGACTGGTCAATGCCAGTGGTGCGACAACATGGCGATTCCGGGGAAGAACTACTGCCAGAAGCACTACTACGACCTCTGCGAACGCATTGCAAAGGGAAGGAAAGCGCAGAAAAACAAGGCTGTTTACAAAAATTTGAACAACGCATTTTGGATGAAATACAAGAAAGAAGGCAGTCAATGCACCTGATCCTTTACGGCGACCCCCGCACAAAGAAAAATTCCGCCCGCATCCTCAAGGCCCACTCAAACCGCCGCATTGTGGCCCCCAGCGAGGCATTCATGCAGTATCAGGAAAAGTGCCTGTGGCAGATCAAGCGGCCTTACAACCCCATCACAGCCCGCGTGAACGTGCGGTGCGTGTACTACATGGCCACCCGGCGCAAGGTTGACCTTGCAAACCTCATAGAGGCGACTTGTGACATTCTGGTAAAAGCCCGGGTGCTGGAGGACGACAACAGCAGGATCGTCGCCGCCCACGATGGCAGCAGGGTGGATCTTGACCGGAAGAACCCAAGGGTGGAAATTGAGATTGAAGAAATGGAGAACGAAAATGGCTGAATATCATGTTGGATGTGGGCTATTTGGAACCATCTATGCCGGAACGATGATGAAGCAGCGGAAAGATGGATTGCAGTTATGGAAAAGCAAGTCTGATGTGACCGACGAAGCAGTTTCCGCTGTTCTGACTCATTTTATTACTGAAATGGGAAATTCAGACAAAACAAAGCTCGAAAAGGTGTGGGGCGTTATCGGAAACAGGAAGCTAAAAGTCACTTTTGAGATTTTCGCTAGCAAGGAGGAAAACAATGACCCGCACATGGACACCTGACACCGACACACCAAAGCCTGACAGCGGCGTGGACTACCGCGCCGTTAAGGCGTGGCTGAACCGCTACCGCGAAGCAGAGAAAAGATACTACTTGCTGTCTGACCGTTTGGCCGAAGCACAGGAGGCCACCCAGCACATCACCCAGAACATCAGCGCGGCCCCCGGCGGCAGCAAAGATGGCCAGAGCCTTGCCCGGGCGGTGGAACGTGAGGAGGAAGCGGAGCGCCGCGCTTATGAGCAAAGAGCGGTCTGCGACAGGCTGTTTCTTGAGATCAGAAACGCGCTTTCCCAGATCCAGAACGAGAAAGCATACACGGTGCTGTACAAGTACTATCTCGATTGTCTCACGTGGGACAGGGTCGCAAAAGACATGAATTATTCTCTGCGTATGGTCTATGTCTTGCGGCGCAAAGCAATGGAGGAGCTGAGCCTTTAAAAACATTGCACTGTCATTACATTGCGGTTTCACTATCGCATGGTGTAAAATTGTATCATCGGAAAAGCCAAAAGGCAAACCGATGCACGCAGCCTCCGAAACGTGTCCCTTCTTGGCATTTTCCTCCTTTTTTGCTTGCAGGTACCGGACTTTGCTCTCTCTTCACGTTTCGCGGGCTGCTTCTATGCGATACACTGACACAAAGGCAGCCTGCCGCTCATGAGAGACAGGAGGCGGTTCGATTCCGCCGTATCGCACCATATGGCGCATGGACTAGACAACCCGAAAGGCCGCACGTGCAACCTCCCATGCCAAGAAAAGGCCTTAGAATCCTTGCCAAGGTGTAGCTTTCCTGACAGGATGTGCGCCAACCAACAGCCCCGGCGGCGAACCGGAGCTGTTTTTATATGGCCGCCTGAGCGCAGTTTGGAGCGCGGCGCGTGTGTGTAGACACGGCTGGTTCGATTCCAAGGGCGGCTTTTATACTCCGGTAGCTCAAGCGGTAGAGCAGCGGTCTCCAAAACCGCATGTTGCAGGTTCGAGTCCTGCCGGGAGTGCTTGCGTGCCCTAGGGCGGGCCGCGCAATAGCGGGGCATCTGGCCGCGAAAGTTCCGGATGCAGCAGCGCCCACCGCTTGACGCCTGTCCAACGAACTGAATGCACGGGTGCTGCTTATTTTGATATTCTGACCGTTCGGATTTCCGGGCGGTTTTTATTTTGCACGGGAGGAGAATAACACGATTCAGAAAGAGCTGCTGAAATTACCGGTCGAAGATCTTGTTCCGTATGAGAACAACCCGCGCGTGATCTCCCCGGAAGCCGTGAACGCCTGCGCGGAAAGTATGCGCCAGTGCAGTGCACTTGACCCCATCGAGGTGGACGAGAACAACGTCATCCTCAGCGGACACACCCGCCGTCTTGCTCTGATGCAGCTCCATGTGAACACTGCTGATGTGGTACGTTACACCGGCCTGACCGAAGAACAGAAACAGAAATACCGTATCCTCGCAAACAAGACCGGTGAAATGTCTGGGTGGGATTTCGGAAAACTCGAACAAGAACTGGCAGAAGTTGACTTTGGGGACTTTGACTTTGATTTTGACCTTCCTGCTGGTGACAGCAAAGAAACGCAGGTTGCTGAGGATGAGGCTCCAGAAGTTGACGAAGCTGCACCTCCAAAGGCGAAGCTGGGTGATATCTGGAAGTGCGGCAGGCATCGCGTTATGTGCGGGGACAGCACCAATGCAGAAAGCGTCAAAGCCCTTATAGGGGGGGCGCAGGCAGATATGTTGCTTACGGATCTGCCTTACGGAGTGAGCTATGTCGGAAAAACGAGTGAAAATCTGCGAATTCAAAACGATTCGTTGGCCGAAGATGAATTCTTGGAGTTTCTGTCAAAAGCATTCGCTGCAGCTGATGCCGTGATGAGACCTGGTGCGGTGTTTTACATTTGGCACGCAGACAGCAAAGGACTTATTTTCCGACAGGCGTGCAAGCAGACGGGATGGGAGATTCGGGAGACGCTTATTTGGGTGAAGAACAGCATGGTGCTTGGACGACAGGATTACCAGTGGAAGCATGAGCCTTGCCTGTATGGATGGAAAGATGGCGCAGGACATCTATGGACAAGTGACAGGAAACAGACAACGGTTCTTGATTTTGATAGACCGGTTAAGAGCGAGTTGCACCCAACCATGAAACCGGTTGCGCTTTTTGATTATCAAATCAAGAACAACACAGAAAACGGGAATATTGTCCTTGACCTGTTTGGAGGAAGCGGGACAACGTTGATAGCCTGCGAACAGAACGGAAGAACAGCTTATTTGATGGAGTATGATCCGAAGTACGTCGATGTCATTGTAAAGCGATGGGAAGACCTGACTGGAGAAAAGGCTGTTCTCGAAAAAGAGGTGAGCTAAGATTGGCCGCAAAGGTAAGTATGAGCAGTGGCTAGAGCCTGAAGGGCTGACGCTGCTTCGTGGGTGGGCTAGAGACGGCCTCAAAGACAAGCAGATTGCCGAAAATATAGGCTGCTCAGTATCGACCCTCTGCGAATGGAAAAACAAATTTCCCGAATTTTCGGAAGCGCTAAAAAAGGGCAAGGACGTCGCAGACTACATTGTTGAGAATGAGCTGTTCGAAAGCTGCAAGACCCGCATCGTAACCGTAAAAAAGCCCATCAAACTGAAAAAGGTCATGGTGGATGGAAAAAAGCGGCTTGAAGAAGAACGCATCGAGTATGTAGAGGAACAGGTCGTCGTTCCAGCCAACGTGACGGCTCAGATATTCTGGTTGAAAAACCGGCGGCCTGAAAAGTGGGCAGGTGTGCCGGAAGGAACGAGGGCAGAGGAGCATGACGACGATGGCCTGCTTGAGGCCCTGAGCGCTGCCGCAGACATCAGCCCGCCGGATGACGTGGAGATGCTTCCGGAGGAAGAGGACAACAATGCGGAAAAGTAACGGTTTTCGCTGGAAAGCCCTCAGCCAGCGACAAAAGCAGGTCCTGAGCTGGTGGACACCGCAGAGCGCATACAGCGGCTACAACGGCATCATCGCCGATGGCGCTATCCGCTCGGGCAAGACCTTTGCCATGAGCTTTTCTTTCGTCCAGTGGGCTATGACCTGCTTCAGCAGCCAGCAGTTTGCCATGTGTGGCAAGACCATCGCCAGCTTCCGGCGCAACGTGCTGGGCACGCTCAAGCAGCAGCTTGCAGCCCGTGGCTACAACGTCAAGGAGCATCGGGCGGAAAACTGCATGACCGTCAGCAAGGGCGGCAGAACCAACGAGTTTTACTTTTTCGGCGGCAAGGACGAGAGCAGCCAGGATCTGATCCAGGGCATCACCCTTGCCGGGGCGTTCTTCGACGAGGTGGCCCTGATGCCGCAAAGCTTCGTCAATCAGGCCACGGCCCGATGCTCTGTCACCGGGTCAAAATTCTGGTTCAACTGCAACCCGGGAAGCCCGCAGCATTGGTTTTATCTGGAGTGGGTGCGGAAATGCCGTTCCCGCAAGATGATGTATCTCCATTTTACGATGGACGACAACCTGTCACTTTCCGAGGACATCAAGGCCAGATACCGCAGCCAGTACAGCGGTGTTTTCTACCAGCGCTACATTCTGGGCCTGTGGACGGTGGCAGAGGGCCTTGTCTACGATATGTTCGACCGCAAGAAGCACGTTGTTGACGTGCTTCCGGCGCTGTCTCCAAAGACCGCTTATGTGGCTTGCGACTTCGGCACCCAGAACGCAACGACCTTTCTACTGTTTCAGAAGCAGGCAGATGCAGACTGCTGGATCGGGACCCGGGAGTATTACTACAGCGGCCGCGAACAGAAGCGGCAAAAGACCGTGGGTGAGTACGTCACAGACCTCAAGGCGTGGCTGAATGGTCTCAAGCCGGAAAGGATCATCGTTGACCCCTCTGCCCTGCCTCTGATTACAGAACTGCGCAAGAACGGCTTTACCCAGACCCCTGCAAACAACGATGTTCTGAGCGGCATTCTGGACGTGCAGACCATGCTGCAGACCGGGCGGCTGAAGATCTACAAAGACTGCAAGCACACGCTGGAAGAGTTCGGCGTGTACGCTTGGGATCCAGATAAAGACGACACCGTGCTGAAGGTCAACGACCACTGCATGGACGCTATCCGCTATTTCGTGCGCACAAAGCGCCTTGTAAGACTGAGGGATTAAACTTGAACACTGTTGTATACACATTCCAGACCTTCCAGCAGGCGCAAGCCGCCGGGGAACAGCCTGATTTCATCCGGCAGTTCGTCCAGCAGCACTGCGCTTCTGGACCGTACAAGATGGCGCTGGACGCCGACCTGTACGACGCACAGAAAAACCCGGGGGCTGAACGCTTCGCGCAGGCTTACGCTTTGATGCTGAAGCGCCTATCCAAAAACACCAAGCAAGACATCCTACACCCCGATATGGTCAAGAGCAATCTTTTCCGGCGGCTCAACAAGCAGCGGGCGACCTACTCCCTCGGCAACGGCGTTGTCTTTGCGGACGATGGCGTGGACAAGGACAGGCTGGGGCAGAACTTTGATGAGCAGATCCAGAAGGCCGGATATTTCGCCCTGATCCACGGTGAGAGCTTCGGATTCTGGAACAACGACCATCTGGTTGTGTTCAAGCTGACCGAGTTCGCGCCCCTATACGATGAAAAAACAGGCCTTTTGCAGGCGGGTGTACGCTTCTGGCGGCTGAACCCAGACACGGATATGCACTATATCCTGTACGAGCTGGACGGCTTTACTGAGTACACGGAAAGCAAGATCGGCAATGTGATGCAGGAGACCGTGCCGAAGCAGGCATACAAGAGCGTGACCGTCACCACACCCGGCGGCGGGCTGGAAAGCGTGGAGAGCGAAAACTACAGCGCCCTGCCCATTGTGCCGCTGTGGGGCTCCGACCTGCACCAGAGCACCCTTGTTGGGCTGAAAGCCTACATCGACAACACCGATTTGGTGATGTCCGGCTTCTGCAACGACCTGCAGGACTTTTCGCAAATCTACTGGCTGTGCGAGAATTTCAACGGCATGACCGATGACGAGTTGCAGGAGTTCCTTGTCAAGCTGAATTTGTACCACATTGCAGGCGCAGACACCAGCGAGGGCGGAAAGATCACCCCCTACACCACCGAGATCCCTGTGACGGCCCGGCAGGCTCTTTTGGAGCTGCTCCACACCCGGGTGTATGAGGACTTCGGCGGTCTGGACGTGCACTGCGTCAGCGCGGACAGCACCAACGACCATCTGGATGCAGCCTATGAGCCGCTGAGCCAAAACGCGGACGACTTCGAGGCGCAGGTAAAGCCGTTCATCCGGCAGATCTGCGCACTGGCTGGCTTTGACAACGCTATGCCGGCATTCAACCGCAGCAAGATCACCAACACAGCTGAGCAGGTCGCAACGGTGATTTCTGAGGCACCCATCATCGGGCAGGACATGGCCATTGACCTGCTGCCCAACCTGACCCCGGAACAAAAGAAGCAGGCCAAGGCCGCGCTGATGGCTGAGAGCGCAACACGGGAGACTGTGGGGGAGGACGACGGTGATGAAACGTGATTTCTGACCGTGACCGCATCTCTACCCGTCAGCTGAACCGCCTGCGCCGGCGCATTCTCCGGGTGTACGGCACCGCCCGCCGGGAGATGCAAAAGCAGCTCACCGAGTTTCTGGCCAAGTACAAAGCACTGGACGAGCGCAAACGGGCGCAGCTGGACGCAGGAGAGATCACCGAAGAGGATTACCGCATCTGGCTGCAAAATCAGGTCTTTCAGTCAGATTTGATGCACGCCAAGCTGGACGGCATCACGCAGACCTGCACCACAGCCCAGCAGACGGCCTACAAGCTGGCCCGGGACGAGCAATACAACATCTTTTCCTTCGGCGCAAACTGGACATTCTACGAGCTAGAACAGACCGCAGGCGTGACGTTCGGGCTGACCCTGTACAACACCGAAGCGGTCAAGCTCCTGTTGAAGGAGAACCCCCGCATGGTGCCCAACAAGCGTATCAAAAGCGAGAGCAACAAAACCTATGATGCCCGGGTGTTCAATCGCTACGTCATGCAGGGCATCGTGCAGGGCAAAAGCGTCCACGACATCGCCGTGCAGGCCGTCAACGGTATGGCTGATACAGAGATTCACTGGGCCATGAACAACGCCGTTACAGCCCTTACTAGTGCCCAGAACGCCGGGGCTTTGCAGCAGATGCACAACGCCCAGGCCTTGGGCATCGAGGTCAAAAAGCGGTGGAACTCCACCCACGACTACCGCACCCGTGAGATGCACCGCCTGCTTGACCAGCAGACGGCAGAGCTTGACGAGCCTTTCAAGGTCATGGGTTACGAGATTCAGCGCCCCGGCGACCCCAACGCAGCGCCGGAGATGGTCTACCACTGCCGCTGTGTGCTGTCCTCTGCGCTGGGCAAGCACCCCCGGCAGAACGCCATGCAGCGGGACAATGTGACCAAAGAGGCCACCCCCGTCATGGATTACACCGAGTGGTATAAATCAAAGGGCGGCAAGGAAAAAGAGCAAATGTGGTGGGCGGAAGAACGCAATAGAAAAAAGGAGGTTGCAAAGCATGGATGAGAAGAAACCTTGCAAATTTTGCGAGAGGCTTGCGTGGTGGAAGAAAAATTCCCCCAAAGGGGAGAATGGCCTTTACACCACGTTTCAAGTCAGCCTTATCACAAAAACGCACAGGAAAGGCGCAGGCGTGTGCGGTACGGTAACGCATCGTGCCGGGCAGCTGAATTTCTGCCCTGAGTGCGGTCGCATCTTAAAGAAAAAGCGAGAACCGAGGGATGAACCGTGAACTTTAACTACGACATCAAATTCACCGACAACACCCCGAAGCTGCATGAGGCGCTGGATTCATGGGCAAAGCGGGTGCTGACCCTCTGGGGCATGACGGTGCAGGACTACGCCCAACTGCTTGTGCCTACTGGCACGGCAGACAGCACGGGCATTGAGGGCTATGTGGGCGGCGCGCTCAAGCAAAGCCTGACCTTTGTCCTCGACCTTGCAAAAAAGACCGTGACCATCGGCAGCAACCTGTTTTACAGCGTCTATGTGGAGCTGGGCACGGGCATCTTTGCCGAGAAGGGCAACGGGCGCAAAACGCCGTGGGTCTGGAAAGACTTCAACGGCAAATGGCACTTTACCCGGGGCATGAGAGCAGCCAACGAGGGCAAAGGATTCCTCCGCCCGGCGGTGGAAGATCACATTGACGAGCTGCGAGAAATCGCGGTGGAAGAAGGAAACCGGGAAAATTAAATACCAAGCGGTTGGCGCACAGCGTCAGCCGCTTTTTTATGCCGTTTTCGCTCAATGGTAGAGCTGCTGATTTGTAACCAGCGGACGCGGGTTCGATTCCTGCAAGCGGCACCACGCCGGCAGCACGTCCGGCAAATAAACCTTATTGCCAAGCATGGCAGCCCGAGCAAGGGCAGAAAGGACTATCACATGGCACTCAAAAGAGCTGACATCCGCACGATTCTGGAGAACGCCGAAACCTCCAACGATGACAAGGCTAAGGCCATTCTGGACGCCCTGCACAAGGAGACGGACGAACTCAAAGACCAGCTGGATGCAGAAAAAGAAGCCCGCACACAGGCCGAGAAAGACCGGGATGCAGCCAACGGCGGCAAGCAGGCCGCTGAACAGGCGCTGACCGACTACAAGGCCCAGCAGACCAAGAAGGACGCCCATGCAGCCAAGGAAACCAAGTTCCGGGAGCTGCTGAAATCCGCTGGGGTGCTGGACAAGTATGCAGATCGGGTCGTGCGGCTGTCCGGCGAGGACATCGACAAGCTGGAGCTGGACGAAAAGGGCGAGGTCAAGGACGCCAAGAAGCACACCGACAGCCTGAAATCTGATTGGAGCGACTTCGTGGGCACTACGACTACCACCGGCGCAAAGGTGGACACCCCGCCCACCAACACCGGCTCCAAAATGACCAAAGACCAAATTTTTGCAATCAAGGATTCTACCGAACGGCAGGCCGCGATTGCAGCAAATATCGACCTGTTCAATGGGACAGGCGATGGAAAGGACTAACTTATGCCTGCAAAAACTAATACCGTGATGGCCGCTGACATTCAGACCACTGCACGCGAGATCGACTTCGTGACCCGCTTCGGCCGCAACTGGGAACATCTGCGCGACATTATGGGTGTCGCCCGCAAGATTGAGATGCTTCCCAACACGGTGCTGAAGAGCAAGTATGCACAGGGCACCCTGAAGGACGGCAAAGTCGGCGAGGGTGAGGAAATCCCCTACAGCAAGTACACCGTCAATACCAAGGACTATGAGAAGATCACCCTCGAAAAGTGGGCCAAGGGCACGACCGCTGAAGCCATCCTCGAAAACGGTTACGAGAACGCTGTTCAGATGACCGATGACGAAATGCTGAACGACCTGACCGCTGATGTGGCTGGTCGCTTCTACAAGTACCTCAATACTGGCACCCTGAAAGGCACCTCTAAGACCTTTCAGGAGGCAATGGCAATGGCAAAAGGCCGCGTCCTGAACAAGTTCAAGACTATGCACCGTACTGCTACCGATGTTGTGGCGTTCGTGAATGTCCTGGACGTGTATGAGTACCTGGGCACCAGCGCCGTTATCAACGAACAGAGCGAGTTCGGCTTTAACTACATCAAGAACTTCATGGGTTACAAAACCGTTTTCCTGCTGGCAGAAACCGAAATTGCACGCGGCAAGGTTATCGCCACCCCTGCGGACAACATCGTTCTGTACTACGTCAGCCCCACCAACTCCGACTGGGCTCGCGCCGGCTTCCGACTCACCACAGACAGCAAGACCGGCATTGTGGGCGTGAACACTCGCCCCGACTATGACACCTTTGTCACCGTTATCACCGCAATCATGGGAATGACGCTGTTTGCTGAATACATCGACGGCATCGCAGTTGAGACCATTACTCCGGCCGAATCGGTCTAACCTGCAAGGGGGTGACTTTGCATGACCGTCCCCGAGCTGTGCGTTTACACGCACAATTTTTTTGACCGGGCGGACGACCCCGTTGCCGGGGAGTTTGCCTTTGAGCCGGACACCGTGCCCGCCGGGGTAGTGCCGGGGCAGTATTTCCTTGTGTGCGGATCCGTCTTCAACGATGGCGTGCACAAGGCCGGGGACGGCGATTTGACCGCCGAGACCTTCACCGGGACGGTGCAGCCCATGCGCGTGCCGCCTGATTTTGTGGCGCTGGCTGAAAAAATCGATGCATACGACAAGGCGCTCCCGGCCGGTGGCGTGTATGTATCTCAGTCCTTTGCCGGGTGGTCCGGCACGATGGCTACAGGCGCGGACGGGCTGCCCGCAGACGGCAAGACCCGCTATAAATCCGAGATCAATCATTGGAGGAAGATGTGACATGGTCAATCCGTTCGCTGCATCCACCGTGATGCAGGGCTTTACAAAAAAATACCGTTTTCAGACCCGCAGCTATGAGCCGGACGGCGTGGGCGGCTTTGTGTCCGGCTGGCAGGACGGCCCGGAGTTTGAGGCCGTGGAGCGACACGACACCACCGTGGAAGCTCAGGTGGCAGAGCAGGCCGACACGGCATCTACTTACACGCTGCTTGTTGGCACCGGTGTTCCGCTGGCCTTCCCGGACTACATCAAGCGGGTGGACGGCGGGCAGACTTTCCAGATCACCAGCACGGCAGATGAGGGCAAAGCCCCTCCGGAATCCGGCATGGGACTGCGGGCCGTCAAGTGCAAAAAGGCGGTGCTGCCGTAATGGGACCGTCTGAGAGCATCAACCGGGCGCTGAACACGTTTTTCAACGGCTTTGGCATCCCGGGCTATCTGGAAGATAACATCCCTCCCGGCGCAGAACTGCCGTATCTGACCTATCAGCCCACCATCCCCGGCGGGTGGAACGAAATGGCATCCTTCCACGCCCGGCTGTGGTACCCAAGCAAGGGCGGCAGAGCCCCCATTCTGCAAACCGAAGATACGATCAGCGCAGCCCTCGAGGACAGCATAACGCTTTCCTGCGAGGGCGGCGCTATTCTTTTGCAAAAAGGCACCCCGTGGGCACAGCCCCTCGACAACCCGCCTGAAGGGTATCTGTGCGAATACCTTATTTTTGAACTTACACGGCTTATACCGTGAGTAAAGGAGCAATATGGCAAGAAAATTTTCCAAAATTTCGCAGGAAGCGTTCAAGTCCATGCAGTTCAATGCCGGAATCGTGGTCAACAAGTTTGACCCGTCCGGCACGACCGAGATCCAGGATGCAGACATCATCACCGCTACCACCGGCGGCATCACTGCGACCTGCAAGGCGAACTTCACCGATCTGGGCGAGGACGTGGACAACGCCCAGAAGAACACCGCAGAGCTGATGCAGATCGAGGACTACGACTGCACGCTGGCCTTTACGGCCCTGAATGCCACAACGGACGTTATCAAGCTGGCACTGGGCGCTGCGGATGTGAGTGACAAGAAGGTCACCCCTCGCATGACGCTGGACCCGACGGAAAGCACCGGCGACTTTAAGGACATCTGGTGGGTCGGTGACACGCTTGATGGCGGCATGGTTGCCGTTCGGCTGATGAACGCACTGTCCACCGGCGGTTTGACCCTCAAGACCACCGACAAAGGCAAGGGCAACATTGCAGTCACCCTGACCGGCTGCCCCCGTCTGGGCAGTGACGTGGTGCCCATGGAGTGGTACTACAGCCCCAAGGCCGCAGCATAAGGAGGAAATCGTATGAAATTTTTGACAGAGCTGCCCGATGAAGAGTTTCTCCGCCACTGCTGGCAGATCGCCGATGTGGCGGAGGAGGTCTTGGAAAAATCCAAGATCATGGAGCTGCGCAAGGTTCTGCCGGTCCTGACCGGCGAGGAAACGCCGGAGGAGCTGGAACAGAAGAAGAAGGAGCAGGCAAAAAAGAACATCCAGGCTATGGCAAAAAGCTTGCTGTTCGACAATGCCGATGCCACCGCAAAGCTGCTTCCGCTGCTCTATGAGCCGGACGTGGATGAAAACGGGGTGGTTGAAAACATCGGCCCGTTCAAGAAGATGCGCGCGGTGAAAGAACTGCTGAACAACGATGATGTGATGGATTTTTTGCTCTGGTGTCTGCCGTTGGTGCTGGCGGGTACAGACGCCTGATTTCTTCCATCAGCCCGGACGCACTGCGGCTGTTTGGCAGGCCGTACATTTTGCAGCACTGCCTGAACACTTTGCGGCAAGAGCGCATCACGCTCAGCTATCAGGCGTACATGACGGACGCTCTGGCGTACCTTATAGGCGCGGAAGAGCGGTGGTATGACATGGTGGCCGGGCTTGTGGAAAACCGCCCACAGCCGCCGCAGCCGTCCGCTGATGAAGTGATAGCACGCATTAAAAATGGCTTGAACGGGGGTGATGGAACCTGAAACTTTTTGAATTGAGCGCCTCCCTCGGGCTGGACGACAGCGCCTACCGGCAGGGCGTGGAAGAGGCAAAGTCGCAGACTAAGGACGCCGTCTCCACCATGATGAAGGATTATAATCGGCTGTACAGCGAGGTCATTCACCTTACGGCAGCCTACCAGAAATCACGGAAAGAGACCGGGGAAACCTCCGAAAAAACTAAGGAATTTGCCCAGAAGCTGAAAGAAACTCAGGCCCAACTCAATACCACGGCACAGGGGCTAAGGACTGCGGAAGGGTACATGAACAGCTTTGGGGATGCCGCATCGGGGTCCAGCAAGTCTCTGGCCAGCGCCATTGCGCAGGGCACGATCATGGCGGGCACCTTCTCGAAGCTTTACGACGCTGCACTCAGTGCCGCAGAGGGGTTCATCTCTTCCGGCATCGAGTACAACGCCCAGATCGAGAAATACACCACCGGCTTTACCAATATGCTGGGCAGCGCGGAAGCCGCCCAGCAGGTCATGAGCCAGATCCAGGAAGACGCGGCAAAAACTCCTTTTGATGTCGAGTCCCTGACAAAGGCGAACCAGTACCTGATCTCTGCAGGCGAGAACGCTTCCTATGCCCGCAGTACCATCATGGCACTGGGTGACGCGGTCTCTGCGACCGGTGGCGGCAACGACGAGCTGAACCGCATGTCCCAGAACCTGCAGCAGATCGCCAACACCGGCAAGGCTACAACGGCCGATATCAAGCAGTTTGCTTATGCCGGCATCGACGTGTATGGCATTCTGGCCGACTACACAGGCAAGTCCACCGCCGAAGTGCAAAACATGACCATCAGCTACGACCTTCTGACCCAGGCCCTACAGGCTGCGTCGGAAGAAGGTGGACGCTACTATGGCAGCATGGACACCCAGAGCCAGACCATGAACGGTCGAGTGTCCACACTGAAAGACAACGTCAAACAGCTGGCTGGCCTTATGACAGGCGATTTGTCCAGCGTCGTCGGCGTGGTGATCTCCAAGCTCAACGATCTTGTGGTCAAGGCACAAGAAGCCTACAAAACCGATGGCTGGATTGGTCTTGCGGGCGCAATTACCGGGTTGAGCGGTCCGATTTCGTCTGTCAAATCCTGGTTTGAGGGCTTTGCTTCCAGTGCCTCCACCTGGCTGGACAAGCTGAGCTATAAGCTCAATCGCTTTCTGGGAAAAGCCGCCACAGCAGACTTCGATACTTACGAAGAGTACGCGGATGCAAATAACCGGCAGAGCAACCGTAACAGGTTGCGGCAAAACGCACTAAAAGGTATCGGAATCAGTAACAAGAGCTGGTCGGAACGTCAGGCGGAACTTGCTGCGGCGGCGGGAAACGGCGGCAGCAGCATTACCACAGGCCCATCCAGTGCATCCGGCAAAAAGAAGTCATCCGGTTCTAAGTCCACCACCGAAACGGTCATTTCGTCCATCTCCAGCACGGCCACGACCACCGCACAGAATGCGCTTGGCACCGTGACCACCAGCATCCAGACCCTTACAGAGAAGGTCAAGGACAGCTCCGGAAAGATCAAAGACCGCATCACCGAGACCACCACCACGACCGGCAAGGAGATGGTGAACGGTGTTGCCACGACCTTTAAGCAGGTCGAGACCAAAGTCAACGGCACGGTCACAAAGGTCACAAAGACCTATGACGACATGTCAAAAACGCTGCTGGGCACCTTTACCAACGTCTCGGAAACCACCTTTGACGGAATCACCACAAAGGTGCAGCAGGCGGTGGAAAAGTACGCGGACGGCAGCGAGCATATCAAGAAGACCGTCACAGAGACCGGCCAGCGCATCGGCGAGAACGGCGCGGAGACCTACGAGAAGATCATCACCTACATCGACGGCGTTCAAGACAAGGTGACGGAGACCTCCAACGAGATCGACAAGAGCGTAAAGGGCACCCAGAGCCGCATTGACCAGCAGCTGAGCGAGGCCTCCGGCCAGCTGGACAAGGGCATTTTCGGACTGGTAAAGAACACCTTCAAAGATGCCAAAAACGGCGACTGGGCAAGTCTTGGGTTGGATTTTGTCAATCTGATCTGGGGCGAAGTATCGCAGGATCAGCGTGACGTGATCTCTAAGTGGCTTGCGGACGCACTGACCGCGGTCAATGAGGGCTATTCGAGCGGTGGAATCAGCAAGGCGCTGGGGTCTATCCAGAGCATTTTCACAAACGGCATTACTGCCGGAGTGGATGGCGCCACTACGTCTGTAAAGGTGTTCTCTGAGATCGTGCAGGGCCTTGCAAGCTCCGGCGGCGTGGGCGGAGCGCTAGGCGGCATCGTCCAGAGCTTTTCCGGCATGGCAGGCGGCATCACCTCTGCATTGGGCAGTATCGTGTCCTTTGTGGCAGCGAACCCCGTTCTTGCCCTGATCCTGGGCGTGGGTGCTGCGGGCGCAGTCGCTGGCGGAATCGGCCTTGCCATGTGGATGAACAAGAAGAACGACCAGCAGCCCGTCAGCCACTATCAGAGCCCCTTTGACAAGACCGGCGTGTATGACAGTCTGGGCACCTTCTCCACCCGCGCAGCCCTGCAGTACCGCGTCACCGGACAGCAGTCCGTTGTTGACCGGCAGACCAGCATTCTGGAGCGCATTGAAGGGATGCTGAACGAGCATCTGCCAGACATCGGCAAGGGTCAGGTTGTCATGGATTCCGGTGAGCTGGTGGGCGTTTTGTCTCCGCGCATGGCAAATAATGTGGATCTGCACATCGGTGTTGCAGTGACCCGGAAAGCGAGGGGCGTATAATGGCAAAGTTGCAAGGCGCAAAAATCGGCGATTACCACACCCTCACAGACTGGGGTCTGTATCTCAAAGTTGGCAGCCCGAAGATCAGCGATGCAGAGGTAGACGAGTATCTGGTGAAGGTGCCCGGCTCTGATACGCTGCTCAACCTGACGGATGCACTGGATGGCCGCCCGCACTACAAAAAGCGTACCATCACCATGGAGCTGCTGTGCAGGGCACCAAAAAAGACCTGGTCGAATCTTTACAGTCAGATCGCAAACGCCATCCATGGCAAATGGCTACAGTGCAAATTCGACGATGACCCGTCTTTCTATTGGGAGGGGCTGTGGAGCGTGTCTATGACACGCAACAGGTTTTCCAGTGCATTCACCATCACGGGCACCTGTGATCCATTCAAGCGCAGCGTGTACGACGGCTCTGATGACTGGCTGTGGGATGACCTTGTATTTGATACGGCAATTATCCGCAATTATACGGATATCCAGCTCAAAGCCAACGAGGACATCACCGTAACCGTCACCGGTGCACCAAGAGCGGCCGGCATCTACTTCAAGCGCAGCGAGACCGCCGCCGACATTGCGGTGTCTCTCAATGGCCTTGAGGTTGGCATCCTTGCAAAGTCTACAGAGTGGCAGTACATTGAGGGCTTGCATATGCCGGATGGCGTTGTAGGTACTCTCATCTTTGCGGCGTCTGCGGATTGCAGCATCAGCATCCGATATCTAGGAGGCAGCTTATGAGCTATAAAGTTTATGCAGGCGTCCAGACCGGCGTTGACGTGTGGGAGACAAAGACTTGCATTTACGACCCAACAGACTACACGGACACAAAAAAGCTCATCAGTCCAACTCTGACACGGGAGGTGGGCAAGGCCGGTAGCTTGGAATTCACCCTGCCGCTTGGCAATGTGGCTCACTCAGCTTTGCAAAAAATGCGCACGACTGTGTCCGTAGAACAAGACGGTGTGCGCATCTGGGAGGGCAGGCCCATGAGCCATGAGCAGGATTTTATGCTGCGTCAAAAAGTCTTTTGCGAGGGAGAGCTGGCCTACCTCAACGACAGTTCCGTTGCGCCATATACAGCCAAAGACGTGACAATCAAGCAATTTCTTTCGTTCCTGCTGGAAAATCATACCGGCATGGTGGACGCATACAAGGCGTTTACCTGTGGAAATGTTGGCTTTCCGAGCACCAGCGTGGTGGTTCCAGAACTGCATAACTGCGTGATGAAACTAGACTACATGGCAGGTACTCCGGACAGTGACGGCGATTATAGGTATGAATATGGACTTTATACCTCATCCGGCGTTCAGCTTGTGAGCCAGTATGAAGTTGGCTACTCGGATGACGACACGGCCCCGGATCCATCTGCGTACAGATGGACGCTGAACGTAAAGTATGAAGCCTCTTCCATTGACGGACAGATTTGGCGCACTGGAGAAGGCCTTTTTTCCGTGAGCGTAAACGCGGCTTTATCCTTGGATGGGGACGGCCAGACGCACGAAGCCACGCAAAGAACGGTTACGCCGGATATCACATGCGCTACGCACTCAAAATCCTTTCCGCCTGAGACGGAATACAATCTCAAAGACACGGTCTCGAAAAAATGGAAAATTGAAAAGCAGGGAGACGGTTATGCCGTCCTGTTCAACGGTGCAGCCCTGCCGGATTCTTCCGTGGTCCGTTACGATTCTGCGCCACGGTACACCTTTGGCGACGGACAAAATTTTGGCGTTACATGGGATGTCATCCAAAATGAGCTTGTGGAAGTGTACGGCGGGTATCTGATCGCCCGGCACGAAAACGGGGCCAGGTATCTGGACTACGTCCGGGAAGTGCAGGAGAAAAACGGGCAGCCCATCGCATTCGGCACAAACCTGCTCGACCTGAACAGCTACGTCAAAGCAGAGGATATCGTTACCCGTGTGATTGCAGTGGGCAAAAAAAAGTCCGGATGGTTTTTGTGGAGGCACGAAAGTACGATCACTGCCACCGCAAACGACACCGCGGCCCAAAAGCTCTTTGGCATCATCACAAGGATCATCGTGATCGACGGCACCGCCAGCACAACACAGTCGCTTCTGGATGCCGCCAACGCGGAGCTGTCCAAAAACTTGCGTTATCTCGACGGAATCACGGTAAAGGCTGTGGACCTCAAGGATGCCGGTGTGGATATCGCCCGCCTTGGCTTTGGCAAGATGACACACATCTACTCCAACCCGCACGGGGTGAACACCTGGCTTTTGTGCTCTAAGATTGTGGAGCCTTTGGACGCGCCGGACAAAAAAGAATTCACGCTGGGCATTGATTTCTCCAGCGTCAGCGACTTGCAGGCCCTGAGCGCACGAAAAGCCAGTGACGCCTATGACCTGAGCCGCTCGCTGAAGGGCTATGCATCCGAAAAGGGGTGATAAATTGGATAAGACATTTGACGAAGCGATTTCCGAAGTCCGCAATGCAGAGCGCGGCGTGGAAGTACGGGAAGCCCTTGCACAGGGCTTTGAGTATGTGAAGCAGTATGGCGAGGCTGTTATCGCGCGGCAGGAAGAAGCCGTTCAGAGTGCGGAAACAGCCACAAACGCGGCGGCAACTGCCACAGCACAGGCCGCCGCAGCAGCCCAGACAGTCAAAGACGCCACTGCAAACGCCATAAGCGCAGCGCAAGAGCAGGCAGATATTTCGACATCGAAAGCCGAGGAATCTGCTTCCAGTGCCGCAGGAGCAGCGGCCAGTCAAACTGCTGCCGCGTCTAGTGCATCTGCTGCAAAGGCCAGCGAGGAAGCAGCTGCAAAGAGTGCCGCAGACGCAAAGGTTATCGTGTCCACTGACACGACTCTGACTGTATCTGGCGCGCCGGCTGACGCAAAGGCGACCGGAGACGCCCTGGCTCAGAGGTATAGAAAGGACGAGGCCGACGCCAAGTTCGGCACGCCTTACAGCCTGCCGCCCGCTACGGCGGCCCAGCTGGGCGGCGTGAAGGTGGGCGACTATCTGGACATCGCCCCGGACGGCACCCTCAGCGCCAAAACGCTCAATGACAAGATCGCTGCCGCCGTGGCGGTAAAGTCGGAGCCCCGGCTGGTGTGGAACCACTACGAAGAAACCGGAAAAAGGTGGAAGACCTACGATATCAAAATGCCAGACGGCCTGGACTATGTGCACGTCAAGACACGCTACAAAGGCCCCGGCAGCCCATACGGTGAAGAAGTAGACATTGCAAAAGGCGGCACGGTCAATCATAACTTCGGCAATGGCACGGGAATTTTCGCATCCAACACGACTTTCCGGACAGACGGGACCCTGCACTTTGCAACAGAAACGTCGACCGGCGGCTACACCGTAGAGATTTGGCTCACCGGCTACCACTATCCCACCCTTGCCGAACTGCTGACCGAGACCCAGGCCGCGCAGGCGGACACGGATGCCCTGGCGGTAGATCATGAATACCGCGTCGCCCTGCTGGAACTGGGGATGACCGACGACACCACCACTGACACCACCACATAAGGAGGTAAAAACTATGTTGTATCGTATCTGTAAACGCCTGATCGAGCGCGGCCAGACCGCTGGTCTTGCGGAAAAAATTGATGTTTTTTACGCACTCGGCCGCATCACCGAGGCCGAGTACAAAGAGCTGACCGAGCTGCTGGCCCAGCAGGAGACCACCCATGGCGCTTAATGCCTACTCTTGGGCCCGAGAGGTTGATCGCAATAAACAACACATTTTTGACCGCACTTTTTAACTTTTTGAGCCGGTTCTTTGCCGCTTTGGCGGAAGAACAGGCAGAACAGGAGGACACGATGGCATCTGTGACCGAGTGGACGGGAGCACCGCCCTACCGCTACATCGACGTAAGCCGGTATCAGGGCAACATTACACCGGAGGGTTGGAAGAAGGTCAAGGCCGCTGGCTACAAAGGCGTCATGCTCAAGACCGTCAGCACAAACCGCAGGCTCTCCAAGCGAGTGGACGGCCTGTACATCGACCCGACCTTTGAAGCAAACTACCGCCATGCAAAGGCGGCAGGTCTGGCAGTGGGCGTGTATTACTACACCTACGCCACCAGCGAGGAGATGGCCGATGCAGAACTTTCCTTGCTGGCTGACGCCCTGCGTGGCAAGACGCTGGAAATGCCTGTGGCAGTGGACGTGGAGGACAACAAATTCAGGGTTCTTGGCAAGCAGGCGTTGACCGACCTGACAGCCTACGCCCTGAAAAAGGTGGAGGACATGGGCTTTTATGCCCAGCTCTATACCTACACCAGCTTTGCTAAGACACGCCTGTATATGGGCGGTGCTGCCCTCAGCCCCTACGACGTCTGGCTGGCCGACTACACAGGAAAGACACCTGCCGTGACCTTTGCCTACAACGCCCACCAGCACACCAGCAAGGGCAGCGTGCCGGGCATTTCCGGCAACGTAGATCTCGACGTGACCACCCTCAACTACCCGAAAATCATCCGCAAGAAGGGTCTGACCCGTCTCCGGGAGGGCAAATGACCGAAAAAGAAGCTCTCCTGTGGGTGCTGGGCGTCCTGAGCAGCCTATGCGCTGCGACCATCACCATCGACAAGGTGCTGGAAATTATCCACAAGTACGTCAAAAAGGCAAAAGCCCCTGACGATGCGCAGAACAAGCGGCTTGACGAGATGGACAAGCGCTTGCAAACGCTAGAAACGGGCTATGCGCAACATTCTTTGGCGCTTGGGCGCGATTTGTCCCGCTTCGGGGAAATCGACGAAGTAAACCGCCTGACGCTTGAAGCCGTTCGTGCCCTGCTGGAAGCACAGCTGACCGGAAACAACGTGCCCGCTATGCAGGCCAGCAAGGAAAAAATTGATAATTACCTCATGGAAGGAGTAACAAAACATGGAAGCAATGCTTAACTTTATCCCTACCCCTGTCGCCCTGGTTCTGATGGCCCTGGGCTTTATCTCTCTGGCCGTTTGTGCCATCCGGCTGGGCTACAAGCAGTACGTCAAGAAGTGGGCGCTGGAGCTCGTGACCATCGCTGAGGACAGCATCATGGGCAGCGGTCAGGGTGCCAAGAAAAAGGCACAGGTCTTTGCCGCACTGCGCGGCGCACTGCCGGACTGGCTGAAGCCTTTCATCACCGATGAAGTGCTGGACAGCGTGATCGAAAAGGCCGTCAGCATGATGAAAAAGGCACTGGCAGAAAAGAAGCCTACCATCAACAAGGAGTAATTTATGATCGAGCAAAGCGTATCTCTCGCATCCAATGGCGTCGTCAAAGTGCCGGGCTATGAGCAGCTGGTGCGCTTTGGCTACACCAAGAACCGGGGCGTGTACCGCCTGCACGTCGATGCAACCGGCGAGTGGGAAGGACTGACCATCCGGGCTTTCTGGCACGTCCCGGACAGCAAAGACCCGGCATCATCGCTGGTGGTGGACGGCTATGTGGCCGTGCCCGCCAGCGTGACCGCCAAAACCGGCTCCGGCTGTGTGACCTTTGAGGGCAGCGACGGCACAAAGACCGTCACCAGCGCAGACCTGCGGTATCGTGTCAGTGCCAACTCAGGCACGGAGGATGGCACAGAGCCGGAGCCGGGCACCCCTGCATGGCAGCAGTTGGTGGATGCCGTGCACACCGATGCCACCGCCGCAGAGCAGGCTAAGGTCGATGCACAGACGGCAGCACAGCAGGCCGGAGCATCTGCCGGTGCTGCTGCCACAAGCGCTGCCAATGCAGACCAGAGTGCTCAGGAAGCCGCTGGCAGCCTGCAGGAGCTCAAGGACGGCATCGCAAACGGGGACTTCAAAGGCGAGAAAGGCGACAAGGGCGACACTGGCCCCATCGGCCCGGTCGGCCCGCAGGGTGAGACAGGCCCTCAAGGCCCCACAGGCGCTACCGGAGCCATTGGTCCGCAGGGTGAAACTGGGCCGCAAGGCAAGCAGGGCCCGCAAGGCATTCAAGGCGAGCGTGGCCCGCAGGGTGCACAGGGGCCGCAGGGCGAAAAAGGTGATACCGGACCGCAAGGCCCTAAAGGCGACCCCGGCCCTGCCGTTGCACTGGACACCACCCTCACCCACGAGGGCGAAGCCGCTGACGCAAAAGCCACAGGTGACGCTATCAGCGCAGTAAAGGCGCGGCAGAACATCCTTGTCGGCAGTGAGACAGGCAACCCTATCGCCGTTGACGACGCTTTCCCTGCACCCCTGTGCGGCCTGACTGTGTACGGTCGGAGCACGCAGGACGGCACACCCACGCCGGATGCACCTGTGCCTATCGTGAGCGCTGGCGACGGCGGAAGTTTGACGGTGAAGGTGACGGGGAAGAATCTGCTAAACCCGTCGCTGTTCCAAAATAATAAATATCAGAATTTCAATGCCGAAACCGGTTATTATGAGATAGATAGTTCAAATGATTATTGGATAACGGGCATTCAACCGTGCTTACCGAGTACAACCTACCACTTTAATGTATACACAGAAGGCGGTTGTTTTTATGATGAAAAAAAGAATGTAATCGGTATTGCCGGATTTGAGTTTACAGTTAAAACGCCAGCGAAATGCGCGTATTACTGTGTCAATTTTTCATCAGTGAGATTGCCCTACGGCTCGCCAGTCATTGCAACAGTGAGTGAACCTGCCACCTACTCCCCCTACCGTGAACAGCTTCTCACCCTGCCCACACCCACCGGCCTACCCGGCATCCCTGTCACCTCCGGCGGCAACTACACTGACAGCACAGGCCAGCAGTGGGTGTGCGACGAGGTGGACTTGGAAAGGGGTGTAAAGGTGCAGAGGATTGATAAGGGTGCTTTCGATGCCACCAAAACGCTGGCTGAGCAGAACGCAATACTCGCCACCCCCATCGAAACCCCGCTCACCTCTGCCGAAATCGCCGCCTACAAAGCCCTCACCGCTTACGGCCCTGACACGGTGGTGCAGGCGGGTGACGGTGCTGGGGTCAAGCTGGAGTATCAGAGGGACGTGAACATTGCAATCAAAAAACTGGAGGACGCAGTAGCGTCCATGACATAAGGAGGTACACATGGCACTCAAAAGTAAAGCCCGGCATGACCTGACCCTGCGCTCCATCAAGCGAGAGATTGCCGCAGGACGCGACGTGGCATACTGGCTGGACAAAGCGTACACCCATCTGGACAGCGGCCTGCTGACGGAGGACGACATCGCAGAGGTGGAAGCCCTTGCACAGGCGTACTACGATGCGCTGGATGCTGAGGACAAGGCGAGCGCTGAGGAAATCACACTGTAAGGAGGATAACATGGCAAGCACTACATACGAGCATTTTGTTGACACCAACAAAATGTACGCCGCACAAGAGCAATTTCGGCACATCACGAAAATGGTGACAAAATGTCACCGGTTCGCCGTGCTTGTCGATATGGTGCGCAACGCGGGACAGCTGCCGCAGCCTTTTTGGCTCGGTGCTGCCTGTGGCGGCGGCTCGTGTAGTGCTGCCCGCTGCACTGCAAGGACTTGACCGACAGCAGATGACCGCCGCCATCAAAAACGCACCGCTTGGGAGGGTAGACCGTAAGACAGCCTTACTGCGGTACGTTGAGCGGCTCCCGCTGCCGGACATTGCAGCACAGACGCATTACAGCCGGACGGCGATAGGCTACCGGCTGAAAGGCATTGATAAAATGCTGGATGTGTGATACACTAATTTGTCTAGGGATTAATCGGAGTTTTTGCTCTGGTTATCCAAAAGCGGCAGGCTTTCGGGTCTGCCGCTTTTCTTTTTGCACGAATTGTGGTATAATAATACCAACGAAATCTGCCCAGCCTCTCGAAGAAGCGCATTAGGGTGGATATTTGTCAGCTAGCCCAGTGCTTTATCTGGGAATGAAAAAAGCGGTTGCCAGATAGGCGCCGATCAGTCTCCCGCCCGCCTACTTGCAGTGCGTACCATGCGGGAGGCGCTTTTATATGGTGATGCTTATGAGCAATACAAAAGAAGAACAGCTTGCAAGAATTGCAAAATATTATACCACTTTTCACCTGTTTGGCGATTGGTATCTTATTCGGTATTGGCCTAGACACTGCCATAGCTGGAAACGGTTTATTCCGCTGTATACTCCTACGCACATAAGCTGATAAGCAAAAAATCCCCTGCTTTGTCGAAGCCCTGCGTGCCACGCGGGGTACTTTGTAGGCAAAGTGGGGGATTTTGTTTTATTTGCACTAGTTTTGTCGAAGCTCTTGTCTTGCAAGTCAAAACGTGATATTTTATTTTTGCTTCCAATGTGAAGCTTTTAACAGTTAAGCGCTCATGCGGATTTTTCCGTGTGGGCGCTTTTTTATTTGTCCTTCGTTGCGCGTTCCTTGTCTCTCCCGGCGGTTTAAAAAAGTACACTGGGCGCAAAGGGAGGGGGTGCCATGTGTGGCACAGGTTTAACCCGAACCCGCGTGGAAGCAGCGTCGGGGACTGCGCAGTGCGGGCGGTAGCTGCGGCCACCGGTCGGAGCTGGGAGCAGGCGTATATTGCGCTGGCGCTCACCGGATACGCCATCGGCGATATGCCTAGCGCTAACCGCACATGGGGCGCATACCTCCAAAAGCAGGGTTACAAGCGCCGCATGGTGGAAGCAGACTGCACCACCTGTTACACCGTGGCAGATTTTGCCCGGGAGTACCCGCTCGGCGTGTATGTACTGGGCTGCTCCGGCCACGTCCTGACCGTCATCGACGGTGCGTGGTGGGACAGCTGGGACAGTGGCGCGGAATGCCCGATTTACTACTGGTATAAGGAGGAGTAAACGATGCCTTACAATCCGTATGCGTATCAGATGCCGACATACTACGGCCAGCCAATGCCGGACAACCTCGCTCAACTCAGGCAGGGAACAGGCTATCAGTCACCCATGATGCAGCAGCCGACAGCCCAGACAGCACAGGCTGCGCCCTCCATCATCTGGGTGCAGGGAGAAGAGGGCGCAAAAGCCTATATGGTCGCCGCAGGCAACAGCGTGTTGCTGATGGACAGCGAAAACAGCGCTTTTTACATCAAGAGCACCGACGCCAGCGGGATGCCGCTGCCTCTCCGCGTCTTTGACTACAAGGAACGCACCACGGCGACAAAAATGCCCCATCAGACGGCGCAGCAGCCCGGCGGGGAGTTTGTCACCCGAGCAGAGTTTGACGCTCTGGCAGCCCGCTGTGCGGCGCTCGA